GATCTTCACTCTTCAACACGGCATGCAAACCATCATCGCCCAAAAAGATATTTCGGGTGTATTTCCGGTAGGATGACATGTGAAGCCCTGTTCGAGAAAAAGTAATTCGAGCAAGGATCATGTTTACCATGATGTTGAAGATTGTAGTGAAGCCGCCAGGCACACCTGAAGGTAGTCCATGATCATCTGTGTAGAGGGTTGCTCCATACAGATGAAGAGTGTGGCCGATCTCAAAGGCCACAGTTTCTCGAGCCAGACATTCCTGATCAATGTGGGTTTGATCCACCTGGAATTCGCGGTACCAGGCGTTGATGATCTTCGCAATCTGCTTGTAAAATTCAGCAAGTTGCGAAGAGTCGAACTTTGAAAAGTCCACTCCGAACAGGGTCATGGCTTGCTTGTAGAGCAATCCAAAAGCAGGCCAGGCCGTTCGGGGATCAACGCCAAGAGCGGATTCCAGAGGCAATCCGACCAGGTCGGGGTCCATGAAGAAGATCCTGAATGCTCCAAAGAGAACATTCATTGCGATCATCAGGTCCAGAGGGGGCGCGTTGATGATGCGCGTTGCTCCGGACTTGCACTTCGCGATGGGCGAAGTTCGTCCTTCATGACGTCCAACCAGATCGAATTGTCTGGGATCTTGCCTTGCATTGCCAAAACCATTCGTTCCTGAACGCGGGCGGCTAAAGTAGGATCGGTAATATCATACTTTAGTCGCTCGCCCTCAAGTTGGGGGCGTTCCTTGAAGAAGGGGAATTTTCCTTTCCCTTGGTACTGTTTGTTCCAGGGGTATCCAGGAGAATTCCTCATCTCAAGGCCGGTTTCGGACATGTGTGGTGGTCCATCAACTCCATTCACCGCTTCATCAAGAGTGAGGAGGCGGGGAGTGAGTTTGATGGGAAGGTGAGAAAGTTCGGTGATGATGGCGTTGACAGCGCAATCAACCTCCGATTCGTTCTTGAACCAGGAAGAAAGACGATCAGTCTTCTTCACCAGATCTTTGTCGAAGTTCGCGGGATCTTCAAGCCTGGGGTCTCTGTTGGACATGACAGCAGGCTGATGAGTGATATCGCAAACTTCGCCAAAGATCGGCGAAGGCTGAATCTCCGTTCTTCTCGGTTGGATGAACGCTTCGGTGGCTGAGACTCTTCCGTGGAAATCATGGTAGAGCAGGGCGGTGTCAGCGTCTTCATCAACGGTCATCTGGAGCGTAACTTCTGATGGTTGGAAAGAAGGTTCTGTGAAGCCGGTTTCAACGGATTCCAGGGCCTCGATGGTAATGGGAACAGCACCAGCTATTCCTTTACCACCGAAGGCATGGATCCCGCAGATTTTGCCGAGGTTCCCGAAGTAGACAGGGTTAGTGACTACCCATGGGGATCCACAGATTCCTCTTTCACCACCACCACGAGCGACGATCGCGAGGGGGATCTTGGTTGAAGTCATTGTTGCCGGGTTGAATGGGAGTTCCGATTCGGTGTAGGCAAAATTGGTGAAGTTGGTGATCACATCTGAAATGCGATAACCATCCTGACCAGTGACTCTATCAAGGTCCTCTTCGCGAAGGAAGTGGTTCGAGATGTCTTTG